TATGTGTTCAATTCAATTTCGGTGAAGTAGTCGGCGGATACTGAATCAAAAACAATGTTGTCGTAAGCCTGATTTGATTCATTGTTTGTTACGTCAGAAAATGACACAATGATGATTATGGACATTCTCAACCCTTACAAAAATGTAAGAACTATGTGGGCTGGTTACGGATTCGGTTATCTAAGCCAATACAGTTATGCAGGAATGTTGGCAAACACAAACAGTTATACAAGTTTCCAATTTTTTCCTGGTTTTGGAACGTTCACTGGCGGCACTATTCGTATCTATGGATATCGGAACTAATAATGAATGATGAACAATCAAAACCATTGATTCAGATTGATGATGAAATCAGAGAAATGACTGATGAGGAATATGCAATCTATTTGGAGCGTCAATCTTTTTCTTTTCAATTTCCATCTGTAATCAATGAATGAGCAACAAACGTTTTTGGATTCGTCATGCAACAAGTGTGGCATTGTTCTTGTTATTACTAGCGAATGGACACGCAAGCGCAGAACCCGTTGGTGGCGTAACCGTTACCGTTTGGGATAACAACACAGGGTGGAACGAATACAACAATGCTCCACCATTGCCACCAACAACGTTGATTGCAGGTGTTGTTTCTCAATCGCAAGTTGTCAACAACTTTGATTCTCAACCGTTGTTCAATCTGTCGGACGATTTTGTTGTGCGTTATGAGGGAACAATAACTACACAAACAACAACTGTTGTTCAGTTCATGGCACTTGCCGATGACGGAACGAAAATGTATTTGGACGGAACAAACATTCTCAATGATTGGTACGACAAAGGCGGCGGTGGTTCAATCTCTGCACCGATTCAATTTGTTGCGAACGTTTCGCAATCGTTCACTCTTTGGTTCTATGAGAACGGCGGTGGGGCTTGGGTAGAACTTTGGTGGAACATTGATAATCAATGGAGTGTTGTTCCTGTGTCTGCGTTCACAGAACAATCCGCATCACCAACAAGCACAGTTGATACCACGCCCACACAAACAAGTCCACCCACATTCCAAACAACAACCACGTTGCAAACTGTCCCAACAACTCCGTCAACTTTGCAAGAAGCAACAACAACAACCACAGAAGCACGAACGGAAACAACTTCTCCAACTTCATCTGCCTACCAACCCACAACAAGCACGAGTGTTCCGCAGATGACAACAACAACTGCGAGCAATATTTCCAATGTTGATGATTTCATTCCCCCCACCCTAGCCGCCACAACAACTGTTGTTGAGCAAACAACAACAACACTAGAAACAAGCGTTGAGACGCTCCCACAGACGACTTCCACAACGATTCAGAGCGAGATACCCCAAGACGAGTCAAACGCCCCAGAAGCCGTCCTGAACGCCCTCGTGGGCGGTGTGTCCAAAGACGAAGCGAAATCACTTGTATTGGACGCAGACAACATTTCTGACCTGAATTCGGAGCAGGCGGACGCAATTTTTGATGCGCTCGTGCTTGACGAACTGAACGAAACGGAGTTGGCAGTTCTTGTGGCAAATGTTCAAGCATCATCGGACGTTGTGCGGAAATCATTTGAGCAAAAACAAAACGTGTTTGGTGGACAAGTGGATTCGTATGTGCCACTAGGAAGCAACGTTCCTGTTTCAACCCGCCGTGTGTTGATTGCGGCAACTGCCGCATTGAGTGCAGTACCAACAACAACACGAAAGTCACGATGAGACATTGCTACTCACACAACAACGGCAAGAATGTTGCCTGTGGAAAAATGGATTGATGAAATCACGGGGCTTGCATGGACACTTGCAGGGACAGGACTCGTTCTCATTACGTTGACGGGTTCAACCCGCCGTCTCGGAATCATCATCAGTTTGATTGGGCTAGTTGTCAATCTTTTGGCAGTTGCAATGAAGGGAAATGACGAATGAAATCAATTCTGTTGAGAGTGTTTGCCGTATTTGGATATTCGGCAATGGGCATCATCGGTGGTGCATCTGTGCTTGGAGACATTCCTGTTTGGAAAGCGGCAGTTCTTGCAGGCATTGCCGCCGCCGCACAAGTCGGAGAGAAACTAGCCCGTGCGTATGCAAATGACGGACTCGTTGACAAATCAGAACTTGCACAAATTTTTGGTGGCACACCTGCCGCACAAAAGAACAATGGAGAAAATCAATGAAAGTGCCTTACAAAAAACTCGTTCTGCCTTCCGTGTTGAAAGGACAAGTGAACGGACGTTTGGACAAATCTCTGCTTGCTCGTGTCAAGTGTGGCGGCAAAATGTTGAACGTTGCGGCGGAAGCGTTCAATGCCATGTATGACGAAGCACAAAAAGCAGGCATCACTTTGCGAAACATCGGTGACTATCGTTCGTATGACGGGCAACTTGCGATGTTCAATGACCGCTATTCGTTGACAGATTCAGGGCGCAAACCACAAGTGACACGGCAGTTTCAAGGAAAAACTTGGTATCTGAAAAAAGGCAAAGCGCCGTCTGCCGCCCCTGACCCTACGGGCAAATCGGGTTCCAATCATGGTTGGGGGTTAGCGATTGATTTGGCGGCAGAAAACAAAAAAGGTGAAGTTGTTTCGTTGAGCAGTACGAAAAAAGCGTTTCCGTGGTTGCTCAAAAACGCTCCACGTTTCGGATTCTTTTTGCAGACAGACAACACAAAGTCTCCTGAATACGAAGCATGGCATTGGCAATATTGCATGGGTGATGAAACACCCGCATACAAACAAACTGCCGTGTGATGACGGAACAAATTGCAATCGCATTGATTGGACTTGTTGGTGTTGTTCTTGCCGCTTTGATTCAAGCAGGCAGAAAAGAAAACAAGAATGACCACAATCTTGTTGTGCAGGGCATGCAACGAATTGAAAACAAAATTGACGGTCACATAGGCGACCACGCCAGAGGTGACCTAACGAGGTAGTGGCACGGCAGTTTGTGTTCGCTGCCACTTCTGCCGTGCCGCTACTTATTTTTTTCCGTGTGTTGATGAAACGGAACTGTGACACACCGTTGTCCTATCATCAACAACATGAATACAAAACAGATAATCAAACCACCGCACGGAAGCATTGAATGGTTGTTGTTGCGTCATCGTGATTCCAACGGACGTTGCATCGTTGGAGCAAGTGAAGTTTCAACAATCATGGGTGCAAATCCATACGAAACAATTGGAGACATTGCGGTTCGCAAACTACTTCCGCCCGAAGTGTTAGCACCAAACGATGCAATGCGCCGTGGAAACATTCTTGAACCTGCGTTGATTCAATACGCATCAGAGGAATTGAATCTTGATTTGGAAACTCCTGACGTGATGTTTTCCAACGGACGTTTGATTTCTACTTTGGACGCCCGTGCAATCGGACAACCTGAAATCATTATTGAAGCAAAGACAAACAACTATTGGACACACGGACAAGAACTTCCGTTGTCATGGTTTTGGCAAGCACAAGCACAAATGTTTTGTACGGAAACAGATGCAATTCAATTTGTGATTCTTGACAAGCGCATGGCTCTTGGAATGACAACTGTGTTTCGTAATGACGAAATGATTTCCGCAATGGTGGAAAACGTTGAATTGTTTTGTCAAGCGATAGACGAAAACAGATTGCCCGCCGATATTGAGTTGACCGCACCACAAGTTTCTGCTCTGTATGAGAAGCCCGCAGGAGAAGTTGAATTGGATTCGTCCGCTCTTTCTGTGATTGCGGAATGGGAAGCGGTCAAAGATGCAATCAAAGATTTGGAGAAGCAGGAGAAAGAACTCAAAGACAAGTTGGCAAATGTTCTGCGTGATGCAGAGTTTGGAACAATTGACGGTCAACGAGTCATTTCATACAAGACACAATCAACAAAACGATTTGATACAAAAGCATTTGCAGATGCGCACCCCGAATTGCAGGCACAATTCACCAAGCAATCATCGTTTCGTGTATTGCGGGCGATGCGATGAAAGCAAACGCTCTTGTCATTCCCCCACACGGAGATTGTTACCCGTTGAATCTGCCCGATGAATCGGCGGTGACAGTTCTCCACGAACACATTGGTGGACATTTTGATGCCGTGCGTTTGCACGATGTTGTTGGATACATACACGATGAGGGGTTACTAATCGGACTTCCGTACAACGTGAGAGCATCATTGCTTTTCAATCGTGCGCTTGTCGGCAATTGCGTACTCGTTGGTTGTCTTGACGACAAAGGAGAATTTGACGGTGCGGACTATGACGTACCCAAAACATATGTGGAAGCGATGAGCCGTTGGCACGTCATTTCATTACCAAACAAAAACAAGGAGACAGAAACAGAATGAGTGAAATCATTTCCAAATTGAGTGCCGTCATGGCGGACATTGGTGCAGTTGCAAAACGAGAACGCAACACACACCAGAATTTCAACTTTCGTGGAATAGATGCGGTAGTAAATGCGGCATCTCCCGCATTTCGTCAACACGGAATTGT